ATCCGCTCTCCGCAACGGTTGACCCACCCCGCAATGCATTGTTAATATGAGATTGCGGGGTGGAGCAGCCCGGTAGCTCGTTGGGCTCATAACCCAAAGGTCGTAGGTTCAAATCCTACCCCCGCAACCAATCAAATCAACAATTTACGCAGCAATCAAGCTTCCGACTTGGTCGCTGTGTGTAGTTAGATAGCTGTTTAGCTCCGCACCCACTGCGCGAGCCGCTTCTACGTTCCTGCTCCAATCTGGTTTTCCACCGTACACGTCCAAGGTGAACGAACCCGTCAACGCGTGGCCGATGCGTTCCTGAATCGTCTTCAGCGGCACTCGCAACGCGTCCATGAGCGACACGTTGAAATGCCTGAACGCGTGGAAGCCAGCTTGCCGGATTCCCAGACGTTTGAGCAGTGGCGTCAGCTTGCGACGTCGGTGCACGTTCATGTCCCACGGTGTGCCGGTCTCTGCTGTGAACAGGTAACCGTGATCCTTGGAACGTTGCCGGGTGATCTGGTCACGTACCATGGCAGCGAGTTGAGGTGACAGCGCAATGGTTCGCACCGCGTTGTCGGTCTTCGGGGTCTGTTCCTTGCCATGCCAAACAGACTGATTGACCGTCAACCTGTCGCCGTCGATGTCACAGAGCCGTAACCCGGCCACTTCGCCAGCACGCAAACCGGTTTCTGCCATGAGCCAATAGAAGACGCGATGCTCGCCATCTGACGCAGTCAGGATGTTGACGACTTCAGACAGTGTGAAGAATCGCGCTTTCTTCTTCGGATTGCGTGGCAGCTTGGGTTTGGGGAGTACCGCGACGACGTACTGTTGTGTGTGCGCAGCCTGCCAGATTTGGCTTATAGCACCCCACATCAGGCGGATGGTCTTTGGGGCCAGACCCTCAGCCGTCGAACGCGCTATGAGCCGCTGGACGTCACCGGCATTGATGCTTCGCATGTCGCGTGATCCGAACGCCGCCCGAAGTCGTTTCAGGTAGCTTCGCATCGCGGATTGCGTCGCCGGTTTCTGGAGTGACAGGTAATCGCGTTCCCAGACTTCAGAGAACGCGTCGAACGTGATCGCCTTGTGTGAGGCCGTTGCACCACTGTTCGCTCGGTCCAAATGAGGTTGCAGCAATCGCAGAGCCTCACGCTTCGTGATTTTGATGTCTCCTGTCTTCACAGGTGACAGCGTTATCTGTTTACGAACGCGCTTTTCAACACCGTCTGAATCCAGCACGTATTCCGAATACGCGCCCATCCATGTTGATCCAGTCACGTTCAAGTAGACACTCCCTCTTTGATACCGCTTCCGATGCACAGACAATTCCTTTCGAGGCTGTGCCTTCAGAAATGAGTCGCTAGTGGGCAGTGTGACATTTTGCTTTGCCATTGAAAAGAACTTTCGTTTGGGAGCCGTCACGCTGCAAGCTCGACTGACTCGATTGGAAAACTCACTTAACTCTCCTAAAAAAGAAAAGGCCGACTCCGAATTGGAGCCAGCCTTGGTTTGTTGAAAAACTTAGTTAGATTGTCTTTGGTACGACAGGCTGACCCCCGAAGGAGCCAGCCGTGGTTACCGTTTGTCGCGGTGCGTCTTGATCATGTGACATGGATGACAGAGCGATTGTGTGTTACTGAGCACCAGTCGTAGCTCAGGCTGCACATTGATGGGGATGATGTGGTCGACTTCAGTCGCGGGCGTGAACTTGGATGGTGACATGGCGAGGCAGTGACAACATAAGTGGAAATCACGGGCGAGAGCACGCTTGCGAACGCGCTGCCATTGCGAGTCATATCCTCGTTGCCTTGCGTTGCCTCTATACCTGTCATACCGCGCGTGTCTGTCTTCGGTGTGATCCTCGCAGAATTTCTCCGTGGTCAGCTTTCCGCAACCAAGTCGTTTACAGAGTCGTGGCGATCTGGTCGGCATTATGCTGCCTCTGGGATGACGTTCAGGTTGACGTTCACAGTTGACTCCTGAAAATGAACCAGAAGGGCACCCCGAAAGATGCCCCTCTGAAGCTGTTGCTGTGTTGTTTATGCGTGGACAGTCAAAGCAGCCACCGGATGCGTCCCAGCGTCTGTATTGAAGCCAGACACGCGGGTATAGAGCACGAAGATGGTCTCGTTGCTCAACGCGGCCAGTTCCGAAAGACGCTTGATGACAAAGTCACCAGCGATTCTCAGGGTGTACTGTTCCTTAAGATCACCGAACAGAATGACGCCAGCATTACCAGCAGAGAAACTCAGGCGGTTCTCGTCTATGACAATGCGCTTACCGAAAATCATGCCGAACGGATCACCGCTGACCGGGTCCTGCTGAAGGATCGGTTGACCGGTTGCCGAGATGAGGCCCATCAAGGATGCGCGATTCTTGGTCGACATGACCCAACCAGCCGTAGGCGAATTTGCGTAGGTAGCGTCAACACTGCCATAAAGCGCAGCGAGGTCAACGTAACTAACCACACCGGATACAGCAGACGTCACACCACCGCTGTAACCAAGTGCGGCGACGTTCGAGGTGTTACCGGTGCTGATCCAATTCGAGACACCACGACGGAAGCGAACAGCCAAAACCGAATTCAGCCAGTTCTCCACGTCGAAGTACGCATCAGCCAAAAGTTCATTTGAGACACGGATGGGACCAGAGGTGGCCGTGTCGCAGTTGCTCTGGACGCTGTTCAAACCGGGGTCAACGTCGGTCGTGTTCGCAGCAGCCTGAGCCACTAGGACCAGACCGTTAGACGTATCGTTCGCGGTCGGAACGTTGATGGTGTGCCCATCGCTGGTGCGCCAAACGTTAATTGCGTCAAGCAGCGTGCCGTACGACTTGGTGGCCGTTACGAGCGGTCCGACAGTGGTTGGTACCAGAACGCTGCCCCCAGTGATAGGTGCAGACGGGGTACCAACACCGAGGTCACGCTGTTCGTATCCAACACTGGACCCGGTCCGCATCCACTGGAAGAAAGCACGCTTCTCATGCTCTTTGGAGGTGTCCGCCTGCGAGCCGAAACCGTCACGCGGGGGTGCGTTGAACTTCGGAGCAGTGGCAATCGCACGCTCTTCGCGCTCGATAAGTTGGTACAGCTTGTCCGAATCAGCAATAATCGCGTCAAACTGGCTGCGCTGTTCGGAGTCCTTAAACCCTGCAACGGCAAGGGCATTTGCTTGAGTCAAGAGGGTGTTGTACTGAGCCTTCAGGTTCTGAAGAGACATAGCTTGTATTCCTTTATGTAAACCATGTAACCGTGCTGGTTACGATCTAGAGCGGACACACGTCAGCCATCACGCTGAAGCGTGCATTCACGAGAGGTTTTTTGTAGGGGGCAGCGCCGAACTCAATCGGCTTTCATGGGCTGCCTAAGATGGGAGAAAACTTGTGCTTTTTTAAGCGCGAAGACGGCGAATAGCTAGTTGCAGCTTCGCGTGACGGAGGAAGTCAGCTTCATCGATGCCGACGCGGTCAAACGCATCGACACCTAACGAATCGGTTTCCTCGTCATCGTCATCGTCACCGTTTGACTTCTTCTTTTTCTTCTTGCCGGTGCCGTCCTCGTCGTCCTCGTCGTCGTCGTCGTCGTCGGTGTCGGTGTCGTCATCGCTGTCGAGACCAAGTAAGTCGAGTAGTGAGCGGATTTCAGGCGGGCAACTGCGGACACTCACAGAGGTTGCTTTGCCGTATGCGGGAAATGATGTCGGGGAAATCTCAAAAAGATCGATGTCCTCAAGACTGCGAACAGCTTGACCGTCTACGTTTGCCCAAGAGTCTTTGCGGGTCTTGAACCCCCATGAGACACCGGACAAGTTACCGAGTCTGACATTTTCGTAGGTGTCCCTGCCTACTTCCGTGTCGGGAAGATCGAGGGTAAACGCAAGCCCTGCTGGTGTGTCGCGAAGTTGAAGTGTTCCCGCGAGCGTACGACCCAACAGTTTCGCGGAGTCGTGATCGCGCAATGCTAGAACGTCCGGTTGCTCTTTGAGTGAGCGGGTAACGAGTCCAGCCTTTGCCACCTCGACGAACCCACCTAAATCTGTGCTGCGAACGTTGTAGGGAATCGCGAGTCCACGCAGACGCATCACGCCGTCTTGTTTTTCGGCGCGTAGCTCTGATGGTCTCAGCGTGCGAATTTCTTGTTTCATGCTGTTTGCTCCTGTGCGTCAGTCGCGTTCGAGTCGCGTGCACCGCGTCTGTGCCTACTGCGCTTAGTCACCGAGCACCCCCACGAGTTCCGCTTTAGCTTGCGCTTCGTGACTCGCAAAGACAATGCTGCGAATTGCTTTCGAGAGTTCAACAGCGGAGATGTTTTCGACGTCGATGTCGACGTTACCCGCTGTCCACTTCTTCAATCTGCGCTCGATGTTTACCAGCATGTCGGTAAGCAGGTTTGCTTTGTCCTCGTCGCTGATCTGACGTAGTTCGCAGAGTGACTCAAGCACAGGCCCAAAGAATGCAACGTTGCCTTCCTTTACCGAACGGGTCACAGCGTCACGCATGAGAGGCAGGTACACCGTTCTCATACTGCGCAGCGATGGTGTGTTTACGTCGTCATCCTCGTCAGCGTCGAACTCTGACAGGCTTCCATCTGCCGGTGTGGTTGCACCGTCAGTGTCAGAGGTCGCCGGGTCTGTCTTGAGCATGTTTGACAGGTTCGTCATATTGACTTGTACCGTGTAGAGGTCACCTTCAGGTCCATTTATCGGGTCTTCGCCTAACTCTCTGCGGACATCGTTTCTGGAGTAGAAACCATTCTGAAGTCCAACAGAAAATGCTTGAAGCGTGCTAGCAAAGTCGCCCTTCAACCTTTCCCGAAGGTCGAAGCTGATATGCCCGGTGCTGTTCGCTGGGATAAGCTTGCGCTTCATCTCCGTTTCGAGCAGCTTGCACAGCGGTGCAATCGTGTTCTGTATGAAAGCCAGAGCTAATTGCACGGCTGACGCGGAGGTCAACTTCTCCGTATCGCCCACCATCCAACTTGGAACGCCATACGCAGCGGCAATTTCGTCGCGCGTGAATTTTCTGCTAGCCAACATCTCCATGTCGACATTGTTGAAACCGAGGGGCTGGATTTCGAACTGGCGGTCAAGGATGGCGATGCGACGGCGGTTCGACCCAGACTGAAGTGTTTCCCAATCGGCTCGTGCGGCGTGCTTGCTCTCGGGGGACATCTCTAGATCACTTTTATTGATCAACGCCATAGAGGGCACGGCATTGTTCACCATCGATTGGCCCATGAATTTCTGCTGGGACAGAGCTAGCCCGCAACTCTCTCGGAGACAGGCCACGGGCGATTGCCCAACAATGCCACCCCACGTATTGATAGAAAAATGGAGCATTTCCTTTGCCATCACATAGCGGAACTCACCGGGATTCATGCCGTCACTTGTCTTGTAAGCAAGTTGGTTTCCCTGCTCAGTGAGACGGACAGGTTCAGTGCGACGGGGGTCAAGGTTCCACAGCGACTCGACCCTATTCGCTGCATCGCGCCTAATTTCGACGAAGGCGTTACCTCTGTAATTCAAGTGCATGACGATGGTGGACAAAGCATTGAACGCGCTGGTCTCGGGGTTGAACTCAAGCGTGAGAAGTCGATAGAGCGGATTATCGAGGTCAAGCTGCTTCTCACCCGTGCCTGCACTCTTGTACAGCTTGCATGGAAGCGATGCGAGGTTGTCACAAAGGATTTTGTTGCAGGTGTACACCGTGCTGATAGACTGCGCGGTGAAGTCGTTCACGAACTCGTTGCTGGAGTTAGTTGCAGACCCACCCTGCATTACCTGAGCGATAATCGCGGGGTTCCACAAATTCCCGGGTACGTCAAGGATGCTGCGTTTTTCTTTGTTGCCTGTGAGTGCACGCAGGGCATAGCCTGCACGCTGCAGAAACTTAGGCATTTGTTCTTATTTCCTTTGGTGCATTGAGAGTCGCGGTCTCAGCTGGATAAAAAGCTTTCAGATATCTCGGGTCCGATGTCGAGAAGTATTCGGGCATCGTATGTTCTGACCTTGGGTCGTCACGCGGGATGTCCAGCGTACGCAGCAAGTACGAATAGCAACGCCTGAACGTTACGTGCTCAAGGTCGATAGTTTCTGCCTCAAGTTCGAAGTCGAGGTCCTTGCGGTACCCTGCGACGCGGTCAAGCAGATGGCCCTTGATGCGTTCACGCAGTGGCCCGAGGTCGATGAGACTAGCAAACTCGTTCACACTCCTGACGAACTGTCTGTTAGCGGCGCGGACAACGAACTTGATGGGTCTCTGCTCAACGCGTGCTATTGTCATCAACGCGTCTTTGTCTTTCATTGTGAGCGAGCGAAGCACCGAGACTAGACCGTCCCAGAACTTATTCAGGAGGTCACCCTGTTCCATGTGTTTCGCTGCAAGTTGGTGCACGATTTTGAATCCAGAGTAGAAAAAGGCGTACCCGGCGCGATTGTTCACAATGGTGACCGTGACGTCTGCATCCGGGCGGTAGAGTTCTTCAGTTCGCCTGCGAGGTTCGATTGACATTTGTGTGTCCTCAATTTGTGTTTGGTAAAGGTAAGAAGTTTGACAGACCACCACACCCGACTCAGGAGTAACTAAGACGGGTGTTCTTCGGGGTGGTCGACCGCGCCAGCGAAGACGATGAGCAGCGCGGATCATGTCGAGGTTGGTGTTACTGGGTCACTGAAGCTGACAGGTGTAAAGGTCCAACGCTTCTGTGAGGATGTTCATGATGATTTGCGGAACGTTGCGCGGGTCACATCCTGAGTACCAGTCTGTAAGCAACGGGTTTTCATCCTCGAGAATCTCGCGTATCTGATCAGCCGCGAGGAAGCGACCGTCCCTCATGTCCTGCTTGTCCTTGGCGGTCGCCGGAATGTTGCAAATGATGCGCTTCAACTGTGTCGCATACGTGACGACGGACCAGAGCAAACAGTGAAGGTCTTCGTTCTCGGGGTCTTGTTCGGTGATCGCACGGAAGTAGTGCGACATGATGCAGGCATTCTGGAATCGATCCTTCGTTGTGCGTGGCTGCCATGAGGCAACGGACGCGGGTTCAATTTGTGTCTGTGACGGTTGCATGTGACCGTTACCCTCCTTGTAATCCTTTGGTGTGAAATTTGGGGTGTGAGAGATCGGGACAGCAAGATGGCAGCAGTCGACGCAACGTCGAAGGACCTTCCTGCCTATCAGGCTGTCCCAATCGGGCGATCTGGGGCCACATAGCACCCGACGCCAGCGTGCCCGAAGAGGAATCGAGCGACGCGAGAGGATATTCTTCCCCTCACCTACAGGAACGGGAAATACCCTTCTGTGACATTTTTCATAAAGGATTTTTTGCTTTTGTTGGAAGTCTTTTGCTTTCAGAGGGTTGTCAGGAGGTAATTCCGGGGGGCGTCGGGCGCATGGGACGGCTGGGCTGCCCTGATTCCTTGTTCACCCGCACTTTATGCGGATAGAATTCACTGTTGGCTTGACATCCTGTCGCGTCTGCGCTATAGTTTCGTGTTGGTGGCTGAAAGGCTAGCCGACACGCTGCAAAGCGCCGCAATACCCTCCGCATCACACCCCGCGCACAGAAATCTATGGAATTCAGTAAGATATTACAAATTGAATTGACAAATATGGGTTTTAGAATTCTGGGGGTAGATGTAAAAGACCTGGCGACGGTCCATAACCCCTTTGATTCCACCA